GTGAAAAACAAAAGCTTGCATCCTAACAATAGTCTCATTGATAATCCAAACCAGTGGAGCCTTACTCGAAGATGTCTTTTTCAGTGTAGCTCAATTCATCAACTTGCCTAGCACTTACAGGTAACATCATGACATCCTGACCATCGTCCAATTTCGATTCTATATCTTCTATCATCTCAGACACTCTATCGACATACCAACCATCACTATTGCTATGTGGCACAGTGTCTATTAATGTACTTGCTATAAATATCAATTTGGCCCTGCCTGTAGCATCTGTCTGGTTGAAAAGTCTTTTTATATTCCTCATGAATTGCTTGTAAAGTGATTCGTTCAGTCTAACACTGCCTGTGAACAGATAATGCCCATTCGACCCAAATATGCTTTCTATCTCAGCTTTTAATATTTTGTCGTCCACTACACCCTGGAACCCTGGCAAGTGATATCTGTTTTGTGCCCTATGGATCTTAATCTCTTCCTGCCCAAATATGCCTCCCACTTTCATGTATTCATTGAACATCTCTGCCACCCAATCACCGGTATGGCTTGCCCCTGGAAACAGTGCATTTGTTACATTAGGTATGTAGATCCCCATTTCCCTGAATATCTTCTCTGCTTCTTCTCTGCTCCTTATTGAGTTTGGGACATATATCTTCTCTTTGGAAATTTTTTCTTCCACCTCTTCTTTAGTTTTGATCAACTCATTCAATCTTTTCTCCTCAACTTTCCTATAATCATTTTCTATTCTCCTTGGGAAATCATCATGCTCAGGGAAACTGCTAACATACATGTCCAAACCCATGTAACTCCTCTTGATGAATTTCCCTTTCCCAAGCCAAGGGAAACAGAGGTAACTTACAGGAGATACCAAGGTGATGGTTTCATAATCATTCATGGCTGTCTCTTGCATGACCTTTTTTAGATCCTTGTCACAGATGATTAGTGCTTTATAGTCATCCCCCTCATAAAGTCTCTCTTCCACTTCTTCCCCTTCTTCTTCCATCTCTTCCAGAACTTCTCCCATGTCGTCTCCTCCAGTGATGGCGTCCAACATATCCTCAGTGCAGATCACTGGTTGACCTTGCCCCAAGATTGCGTTAACAATCAAATCAGTGTCGCCTTCAATCTCAATGTAAATGTTTCTACTCAATGCCAAGTGTCGGAATTTAGGTGTTTCCCCATCATAAAGCAAAGTCTTGAATAGTGCAGCCACGTCCTTCCTCACTATCATGCCTCTGACCATTGCAATCAAGTTCGCATAATAATGCGAATTGATGATCATGCAAGACAGAAGTGGGTCATCTCTGATGGATTGCCAAAATCTATCTTGATTATCATTTTTTGACCTGAGTAATCCTTGTGCTATCAAGTTAGGCATGATCCCATAATCCAAGTCGTTTAACACAATGGATTTCAAGACAGACCAGAAAGTTTTAGGCCTACCGAAATATTGACCTACAACTTCCTCCCTCGGATATTCATTCATACAATCATGAATGACTGTGAGCATGAGCCTCAACATGTCTAACGCCATATTGATTGGCAACCCCGACATACTTCCAGCCATCATGCCCCGCATCACGTGTTTGTATAAAGTAACTGCAGTGCCTAGACTCTCAAGACCCATTTTCCTTTTGACTCTAACCAAATTCTGCTGGTCAGTATAGCTAAGAGGCCGGTTTTCTAATGCTTTCCCAAATGCAGCCCTCTCTCTAGTAGTCAGCCGTGACATTGACAGTTTTGGGAACATGTCAACCACTGGAACCCCTTCAATTGTATCAAACTCCATGGTTCCCTTGGCGATATACTGGGGGTTATAGCTACTTCTATACCTTGTTGCTCCCTTTTCGTCTGATACTGTTAAAGCCCTTGTAAATGAACCGGGTTGTCCTAGAAACCCATTTCTAACATATTTGTCACTCTGTGTGGAAGAGTGTCTTTCATCATTGAGCAGGAGCTTGTATATCTTGGAGCCGTAGAATTTTTCTAACAGCACATCTCTAGGCACTTCCAGTTCTGTGTCATATAAGAGGTCTTTTACTCCAGCAAGCCTATGCGTCTCGTAGAAAAGCTGGTTCACGTCGTAGATGGCGTAAATGCAGAAATCCACTAACTTGTCACCCGAGTAGAATGAGTTCCCTTTCCTATATACTTTCCGGGTGGGTACAGAACCTTGCATTACCATGCTGTTGGGAAGAACCATACATTTGGAGAAGAGAGGCGGGCAATGAGGAGTATTGAAGTCATTGAATGCTAGCTTGGGGTATTTGAAACCAGTATCTTGATAAGCCATGGAATTGTAACCTATGCCTCTAGATTTGCAGAACTGTGTATACAGTTGCCATAACCTAGGCAAATTGTTATTGTCAGCCACCCTCCATACAGTGTTGATTTCCCCATTAACTGACCTGCTTTCAACTGTCCCGAACGGTGTGCATATATCAAAGTCACAGCTCGAAAACCATATGTTGCTTCCCCTGACTTGGGAGGTGACGTACACACTAAATGGCAAATTTGTGGTGAAGTCTTCAAACTCATTTCTACCCAACATATCCCTGTAGATTTTCAGGTCAACCACAGACTCATCTTTGTTTTTGCATTCGGGGCACTCTGATAAACTCTTAGAGAGCCTTTCAATATTAGTAATTAAGTCCTTTGATCTAGCAATAACCTTCAGGCAAATACAAAAGTGTTTCATGTCTGCGATGTTGTCTTCGAAATTGTTAAGATCCGAAGGTGTGAACATTTGTGGTTTTTGTTTCGAGATATAATACCTCCTTGAAGTGTATAACATACTGTAAGCGAAGAATCTAGAGACATTGTCTATCTTAACTTGGCTAGGGATAAATAAGTAGCCGGATCGGGTTCTGTCCTCCTTTTCCGCTGGGTCGAAGTTTTTTAAATAGCTGAGTTTCTCATCTGTTGTCCCGGGCAAGACTCGCATGCAAAAGTCTTTCATGGAGTCAAATTTTTGGGAATGGGTGAATACAGATTTCAATTCTGGCCATTTCTCTATAGCTGAGAGAGTCATCAGGTTTTCTTGAGTTAGCCTCAGTCCAAAGTTTTCAATGGTGGAATAGCGTACGGGTTTACAAGCCTTGTTAGAAACGACACTCACTTTGCGGAAATCATACTTCATGGCTTCAACTTGTCTGAAATAGCCACTGTAACCTGATTTGGGATAAGTGTGTCTGGCATACTCTATCTTACCTGAGAGGTAAACCTGCTGATATAAGGATGAGAGATCTTTGAGTTTGAAAGCTGTGTCAGTAGAATTCAGTATACTTGTAGGGAAGTACAATGTGGAGAGCAGAATTTGATTGCTATCTACCCCAGTTAGACTGTAAACATACTTAGGATCGTACAGCCTGTTCAAATGCTTCATATAGTCTAAGAGGGTTGAGCTTATAGGCAGAGTTGACACCGCATCAAGCTTGTATCGGTCGGTTTCCATGAGGTCTAATGTATCAGGATGTCTTTTGTAGTAAGGGATTCTGTATTTTAGTCTACCACCCATGCCCAAAGAGTAGTCCCCGCAAAAGGCTATGTAGAAAGCAATTCTCCTAGATCGGACTTCTTCACTTTCCATCAAGTCCAATAAGCACTCTTGCGACTTGCTCCCAATGAGGATTAGGTGAACAGGGTGCATATTAAACACTCCGCCAAATGCCAGGGGTATCTTGGACAAGCCCTTACTTCGTGGCAAGTGATAAGCCTTTCTGTACAGCTCGGACAGGGAAAGCATCATAGCATAACACTGCAAGTAACTACCCCCATTGTTATACAAGTCAACAATTTTCCCAACCACAGCGGTGATATCAGAGTACCAACCTGAACCGGTAGGGTCAAAAGAAACATTGGTTAGAAACTTATGAACCATGGGGATAAACCTCCTGTCATTATACATGATCGAGATCATTTCGAAACTCCTCTTAGACAAGCAACACTTCTTCCTTGACATGAGATGATTAAGAGTCCTCTGGAATTTTTCATAATAACCATAAATCTTGAGGCATGTTTTGTAGTCTTTTGCAACTATAATCCCTCCACTATCATCACTGTGTGCCAAAAAATTGCAAACTGCACCCAATCTGTCGGAAACTTTTTCTGAAAAGTATAGTTGAGAGGCTGCATGCATGAGGGAAGATAAATAGTTGAAAATCCCCATCATGAAACTGTAAGGCATTACCAATTCCGAATACTCATCATCTCTTCTCCTAAAATACTTGATAATTTTGTCCCTAAACCCTTCATTTGTTTTCAAAAGCTCTAAGTAAGTATTCTTGACTCTGATAGTCTTCTTGAACATCAAGCACCAAAATTTGAGGAAGTAGCTTGTAAAATTTTCAGGAAGATAATTTGCCATACCTTTGACGAAGAAGTAATACTTCCACAGATTGGACCTGGGAGCCCACTTCCTGCAATCCATAGTACAGTACATGACTTCCTTATCTTCGTAAGTGTGTTCGAATATCTTGCTGTGGATGAACTTAGGTCTAGTGCTACTAGGCTTGTGGATGAGTTCATTTGGGAAAGCTTTGCAGAGCTTTGCAAAAAATTTCTCCAATGGGTTCTGCATCAGCTTTGTATCGTGACTCATAACGTAGATTTCTCTTGAACCCTTGTACTGCTCTTTATCTTTCATATCGAAAACCAGCTCAAACTCTTCAAGTTCAGATATCTTCTTTAAGAAGGAAGTTTCATTAGCGGCAAGCAATTTCGAGAAGCTACTCGGAGTTTTAGGAAATTCTTTTAGAATCTCAGGTATTTTGTAAGATTCAAACTCTTTATACACTACGTCATGACCTTTGGAGCCCTCAAATTCTCCTCTGGTGTCACGCATTCCTTTCCCTGTCGCAATAGATGTATAAGTTGACTGCACTATCGAATTGAATTCTTCTAAGAGGTCTGATTTTGTGTAAGTTGCTGAAAAGTACTTGCCGCAAAACTTGCCCACACAAAAGCTTGCCTTAGCGTCAAAATTAAAATCACACTCCTCTAGCTTTTCAAAATAACCGTCACCTACTGTGATATTTGTCTTACGAAGGATCTCCTCAGGGTCCTCACTTCCGACATGCTCCATGAAATAATCATGGGTGTCTATGACTGACTTCAGGTTTTTTAAATGCTCTGTGACAGGATTATATGGTGCTTTAGCCATGAAAAGACTTTCTTCAAACCGCTCAGCAGCCAGGTCAAAGTTCTCCACCTCCTCTTCCCAGAATATATCCATCAATTTTCCCTTTTGTGCAGAAGAGTGAATTGCAGGTAACAGTTTGCAAAACTGCCTTTGGAGCATAAAAACTAAACTATCAATATCAGGCATAACCATGTCCGGTATCAGGGCCATCAAATCTGTATGAGTCCCTAAGCTGTTTAGATAGATGTATCTCAAAATCGAAGACCAAACTTCTAATGACCGCTTCTGTGAGAGCATCAATAGCACCTTGATGGACATAAAATTGCAAGCTTGCTCCCTTTGCAGATTGTACTCCAGGTGGGCACTCGTGTAATATGTACCTACACTGTGAAACATTTCAAAGCCTTTCTTTAGATAACCCATTCTCAACATTCTCCAAGGAGTCAGCAGGTATATGCTGTCCTTTAAGTATATGATAGAATTGGTATGGGAATCCACCAATCTCATCTGTGCATGAGTGATAGGCAGTAGCAACCTGAACATTCTGCTATTGCGAGTGGTCCTAATTTTCTTACCACCTTTGACTACCAATAAAACATTCTCATACCCTAAATTGTCATACACAAAATCATCTTTATTGAGCTTGATATTTGAATAATACATAAGCGAGTAGCAAACTTGAGAGGTGAGGAGGCAAGTATGCGCAAGAAGGGTAGATAGGAAGTCTTCCTCAACTCTATCTATTTCTTCTCTCATCTGTGTGCAATTCTCGGCCAGGGTTGCACCTAGGGGCTCTGTGTCAGAGAACACCTTGTCACTGGCTTTATTTTGGCCAGTTTGCATGAGTTCGCTCATAAATGATCTGTAATTCTCCAACACAGTTGAATGCTCTAAGTCCGTGACTATTCTGAGTTTATTGTTAGGCTTTCTGAAGTGGTCAGTTTCGTTTGCCCACCTATCATCAGTGTTCAGATTCATCCTAATTCTATTTGTGTAAAATATTCTAGTGTTCTCAATGATCACTTCTGAGTACCTTGATTTTAGTTCCCTATACTCTTTAAAGACAGACAGCTCAGGGTTTCTCTCAAGTTCGGCCTCAAATTTCTTGTGATTCATTACAGTGTACTTCTTAAAATCGGACAAGTGTTTCCTTTTCAGGTCATAACCCATCTTTGAAACAGACCTATTGAGTGACTCTAACTTTTCGTAGTCAATCTCCCTGTCTATTTGTTTGGCTGAGGTAGTGTCTTTACCATAAGCAACCTTTAACATGGTGTTGAATATTGGACTACAAGTCTCAATGGCAATACTGAAAGGCCCTTTCACTAATGCGCTGCACGGATAAAAGATGAAAGGTGACGACTTGTAGTGTTCTACATTATTTGCGCTGTGGAGCTTGTGAATGGTATCCAAGTAGAGCTTCTGAGCTTGGTAGTGGGAGCTTTCTATACTTTTGTCCTGAAGGGTAACCATCTCGTATTTGAACAAGGAGCCATACAACCTCTCCTCATATTGTTCTGTATCATAATCCTGTGCAACTTTCTGGACTCTGTCTATCTCCATATCTTCAGGTACAGTCAGCCCTTGAAAGATGCCTGCTTCTGTGTAATAGTCGCCTACAACATGCACCATAGAATCGTCGAATAGCAGCTGATCCAAAGCATTGAGAAGATGATCCTTCTCAAACCCTTCAGCAGTTTCTTCTATGTAACATGAGCTAGTGACAAAATTGACTGCGATCTTGTATCTCCCAAAGCCAGGCTTCCTTCTCAACTGAGCAACGAGCCTCCTCTGCCATCTCATGACCAGATTATTGACACGCACCCTCTTGACTGACTTCTTTCCCCTCTTTAATGAAATCTCATTGAAGAGAGGTGCAGAATCGAAGGCGTCAGGCAGTCCCGTGATATAGAATTCGTCTATATTCATCGAGAGGATCTCAGGGCAAAAATCATTGAAGTAAGATGTAATAGTCTTTATCGTTTTTAGCACATCATCTATCTCCTGCTTGAAATTAGGACTGAGAGGTAGACCTGTTTCATGGGATATCTTTTCAAGCATTACCACGATGTCATCGGAGTCAGAATCCAGTGTGGCAAATACATAAAAATCTTTGATAGGGACTGCACTGAGTCTGATCTCTGGGTCGTACTTTGCAAAGTAGTCCTTACTCTTTAAGACTGCATCTTTCCTATTGGAAACAGTGAATTCAATCAGTATACAGCTATCCGAGTACACAGCCAGGTAATCAGGGGTTCTGACTGAGTCCAGCTTCAGGGAAGGTATGCTAGAGAAAGGGACTTCTTTCCTTGACATAATCCCCAGTGCATTCAAGCAATAAGTCTTGAAAAGATTGTGGCGCAACTTGTAGTACAGCTTTGAGTCTACATTCTCCAATTTTTTAGAGTTCTTCGCTGCATCAGCTATACTATGGCAGAAAGAGATGAAGTAATTCAGGCTCACATCTTCCCTGTACCTAGGGTCGTTTTCCTCGATAAAGTCTGAAACCAAACCTTCCTTTTCTTCATCGAACAACCTGTCCAAATCAAGGACTTCGCTACTGAGTTGGCTTGGCAAAACCACCTCTGGCTTGAAGTCAATACCAGGGTTGGCTTCCCAGCTTCTGTTTGAGCCGTCTTCAAAAACGAGTTCAAATTTCTCATGGTAATCGAACTCAATACTAGGCATAATCAACCTGAGCATCTGATACAAGGACGATCGGGTCTGTGCGATGCAAGAGACGTAGTGTTCACCATCCAACTCCACCATAGTGATGACTTTAGGATAATCACCAAACTTTTGGACACTGAGCTTGTTCGACCTCTTTGCGTACATAACTATGGAACACTGCAGTCTGTTCGACACTGCAATGATATGGACATCTTCAACATGTGTCCTGTCTTGGAGTGAAAGAAAGCTGTACCAGTCTTTAGGGTGGTACAGTCCTATCTTCATCCCCTTGACATTCTCAGCAAATACTGCGAAGTTGAGAGCCATGAAGAAGCAGTCACCGGCACCGCCGATGTCATAGGCATTCAGGTCTTCACGATAGAAGTCCAAGCCAGGTGGGACTTCCCTCACTGAATAATCAGGGGCAATAATTTGGCAGTCATCACCGTATTGGATGATGCCTGATGATGCAGATGCCATGATGCTCTTCTGCAACCTTTGCAAATCATTGAAATGAGTCACTGAGAGTACGGTCTTCTTGATATCAGTCATAGTATGCTTTGTTTTTTC